CGTTGATGTAGCAAAAGAAGCCTGTGCGATATAAGTCGATGCCGCAGCTGAAGTCGACAAGTACGCGCTCATTCCTGCCTGAGTCTGATAGGTGCTTGAGGCACTGCTGATCGTAAGATAATTGGCTACTGCCGATGCCGTGCTTAAATACGCGGTCGCTGGTTCGGTAGACATTGTGCCGAGACTTAACCATTCTGTGTTGAAATTGGTCGAGTTGATTTTGGCCAGCACTTGTCCTGCCGTGCCACCTACCGGGAGAATTGCACCAGCCACACCGCCAACATTGACTTCCCAATTTGAATATGTGCCAGAGCCAGAGTGAGTGTTGGAATCCCAAGTCATTACCCCTGTTGTGGAGTTATAAGTTAAGACAGTTCCGTGCATGTGGTTTGCCGTATTATAGGAAACCGTGATGTCTTGTTGCGGAGAATACGAAAGACCTGTGCCGACTGTCATTGTCTTTCCGTTACCGGAGTCGCAAGTCAGCGTGGAAGTTGAGGAAGTTAGGTAGCGATCCCCTACGGCAGGGAAAGTAGCAAGCGAACCATTACCGCGAATGTATTGTGAGGTCGTGCCACCAGAGGGCGGGAAGGCGGTGTTTTGATTTGAACCATCGCCAAACTTAATAAATGCACCTTCAGCGTTTCCGTATAATCCAACCGATGTAGATGCCTCACCTTGTAATTTTATAAATCCTAAAGTTCCATCGCTACCAATGATTGCGTTTGCAAATCCACCTTCTACATCATCTGGTCTTAAAACCGCATTAAAACTATTGTGCGATGGATAAGCCATCGAGTTAATCGTTCCAGACATAGTCCCACCTGTAAGCGGAAGATAAGTCGATGCAGCTGCCGAAGTAGAAAGTTTAGCATTCAACGCGTTCTGCAAATCAGTCTGACTGCTTAAAGTTCCGGTGATGCTACCCCAAGTTCCACCGCCAGAAGTAATCGTTGCCCAGCCTGTGTCGTAGTTAGTGCCTGATAATTTTACTAATGCCTGCCCAGTCGTACCACCAGCTGCGACCCCTTGTCCTGTAGCACCCGTTGCACCCGCAGGCCCAGGCACACCCAAAGCCATAGTTAAAACACTAGGCGAAGTCGCAACAGTAGTAACCGATAAAGTCGAACCTGTCTCGGCCACCGAAACTAGCAATGAACCGAACGGTGAAGGAGAAATAGTAAGACTCATTAGGTGGTTACTTGGTCGATGATATTTAGGCGCATGGTCTCACTGTAGAACACTGCACCAGCGTTGATAAATTTAATGTCCCATCGAGCAGTACCTAAAGCCCAGTCAGCTGACGAGCCAGTGTAGCGAACCGTAAATGATAAGCCGTTTTGGGCTTTGGTAATCGTCGTGGCGTAGACCGTGCCGTCAGTCGTGATAATGTCCGAGGTAATCGTCACATTAGTAATCGTCGCAGGCCCACCAGCGTCAGGCGTGTAAGTGCAAGTTCCGGCAAAGGAAGTACCGCGTTTAAATGTTACGGATGTGGTCGACATATTAGTTAATGATTACCGAGGATAAAAGTGTGCAGGGGATTTGCAACACAGTTTGAGGTGCGGAAGATTCGGTAATTTGCACGGCGAGGTAAGTCTCTACCAATTCGTTACCGTCGAGTAAAACAAGTGAGCCAGGAGTGTTGATAGCCAATACGCCTTTATAGCCTGTGGCATTGATAAGACCACCAGCACCGATTGATAAAGTAGCGTCGGGTTCGTAGCGGATGGTGACCGTGTAATAGTAGTCGCTAATCTTGCTTACGCTCACGGCTGGCTTGCCATTAACTAATCCCGTTAAACCGATTGCGTTATAAATGTCTAAAGCCGAAGCTCCAAACTCAATAGGCGATGAAATGAAACTGTAGTCGTTAACGTCAGCGTCGTATGTTAAAGTGAATGTGCCGTCTACGATACGCTCGTCGATAGTGATGGAGTAGGTCACTGATCCGTCGAGTCCGCTAGTAGCCCAAGCTGATAAAGTTCCGATGGTCGCAGTGCCTGTGCCGACGCTCGTCCATGATGTCGCGTTAACTACTGAGGATTGGCGGGCGTGGAAGATTACAATCTCGGGTACAGACCCTGTGCCGTCCTGAACAACAGAAATGACTGCCGTAGATAAAGGAAACAAAGCACCAGTGTTAGCGGTGAATGCGGTGCGGTCACCAGTGTTATTGAAAGCGATGCTGTAGTTATCGCCGACTTTGGTTACGACGACGCCACCAGCCGAGGTAATGCTGGCGAGGAGATTCAGCGCCGTTTGCATTGCAGCTGCCGTGATGTTGTAAGCCAGGGCAGTTGTAGAATTGCCTCCGTAAGTCATCGTGAAAGTCCCGGCAGTCGGAGCGTCATCGATAGGGCCAATAGATACTTTAATGGATGGGCTAGCAGGCCAAGTGATTAGTTGGTTCGTTCCGTTGACCGTTTGGCGTAGGTATAACTCGATTGTCTTAGTGTCTCCATAGAAGAAGTACGGATCAGTGATGACGGTATTATCGTTAAGACCATAATAAGCATTGTTATTTGTCGGGTCTATGAAGAATTTGAGGGTCGGTAATGCCATTGCTTCGAGTCTTTAATTATGCCAAAGTGTCAATTAGTCGACGTTAAGGTCTGGCGTTACTGTATCCAATTCAAAGCGTTCAATTAAAACGTTAGGGTTATCGTATTTTCTATATACTCTAAACGCACCATTATATGTGCGACCTAAAAATGTATGAGGTATAAAAATCATCCACATTGTTTTAGTTCTATTTACCGTAGCACCAGATGTATCCGTGTATGTAAATGTCCGTGTTGGCAGAGGTGACGGCTCGGTGTATTCTGGAATCATCCACCAGTTATCAGTAGTTAATGTATAACTAAAAGATTCTGAATAATATAAAGCACCAAGTGGTTCTAAATTACCTGTAAAAATTGTGGTGTAAGGATAATCTTTTAAAGAATCAAATATACCGCCTACTAAATTTGCTATGTTTGAAGACGGATGCGATGCCCCGTCGGTAATTACTAATTTAAATAGATTTGCTGGTATGCTTAACGCAGCTCCGACATCAACGCTTAAACCTTCTGAACCTGGATAATATGCTTTGGGTAATGGGTCTTTTTGCATACAAGCCTCAAAATTGATTCCAAATAAATTATAGAATAAACTGTGACATGGACGAAGTCCCCATTGTGTAGTCGGACCACTTAATAAATTCTTTAACTGAAGTTGATAGTAATACTGTTCAACATATCCACCACCAAGACCTAGTGACCAAGTTCTATTACCGTCGACGTCGACCTGACTTTCTGGTGGCCCGACTGTTGAACCATCCCAAGCATAGTTCAAATAATAGACTAGTCCCTTACGAAGCACAGGATCACCATAAGTATAATAAGGCGATTTGCTAGCAGACCATTCCTCAACTACAGGCGATAAACCAGGCACGTAGGTAGCACCTACACCGAACAATGGATAAACATAGCCATAAGCCCCATTAGGCAACGGCAACTGACCATTGGCATAACTTACGCCCACCAGTGGTAAGTCGCAGAGCCACCAAACTTTTGACGGCCTACAGACACTGCTCCGATATAAGGGCTACGATAGTTTGTAACTGAAATACTTAAACCAGTTGCAAGAGTTCCGGTCACAGTTACCGAGGCTAAGTTAAAATAACCTTTAGAGCTAGTGTCGCTAGGGATAGTTGCCGAATAGTAAATGACCGGAGAGTTTGGGAACGGCTGACCAGCCACGCGAGAAACTTCTAGGATAATATAACCAGAAGCGGATACAGAAATTGTAGGGCGGGGGATAGCGTCGATATAAGTACCGCCGACAGTTGGGATCAGTTGATTGACTGAACCAGGGATGACATACACCTTACCAGTTTCAGCTAGTTGAACCGTCAAAGGAATGTCAGGGTAGAATTGAACGGCAGGGCTATCAATCGATAACGACGCAGCTCCTCCAAAATTATTTACCGTATATCCGTCACCGGGCTGAATAGAGTTAGGCATATTAACCTGCAGATTTATAAATTTTATTGTGCCAGCCACCTTGTGCAATTCTGAATGACACATTGACCTTATAGAGATTACCAAATTCTTCGTGCGATACGTTGGTTACCATACCAGGCTGTGTAAAATACCTTTTATCATCAGAAACAAAGCACCCATTATAAATACTGAAGTCTGCGTCCTTAATCGATGAGAATGTTTTGCCTACTGATGCAATGTAGTAAGTTAAAAGTTCTTTATTGGATGTATAGAAACTGCCTTGAATTTGAATGTTAGCACGAACATAACTTTTAACACCAGTAAGTTTCCAATCATCAGCAGTTGAGTTTGAACCATTAGTACCTTCAACAAACATTTGTTTGTTAACATCCCAACCCTTTGGCTGTAAAACATCCTTAAAGTCCTTATGCGACTTAATCGATTCAGTGCTTAATCCAGTGTCACCGCGTAAGACCATTTTACTCTGCGTACCGTTTTCGATACCGCAATACTCGGCAGTGATGGTGGCTAGTTTATTGCCGTTGACTGTGTAGGAAGCACGGTGGCAATAGAGTCGCTTCTCTGATCCAGGGAATACATCCCCGCGTTTAGGGGTTCTAGCCTTCGCAGCTGAAGCGGTGCAAACGAATGTCGCACGTCCGGTGATCAGGCCGTACCCGTCAAACTCGACGGAGTAATTGGGCTGAAGTTCTGGGTTCTTGCTATTGATGCTACCAGCACCAAGTCCTCGGAAGTTTCCTTTTGTTATTTCAGTGAATGCCATTGTTTTAAATTATGCGGTGGTTTCCATTGCCTCTCTTAAGCCCTGTGGGAAAACCTGTGATTCTTGTGAGCCACGATTCAGCGCGTCTTTAATTTCTGTAAGGGTATCAAGTTGCTTTTCAGCTAGTGTTATTTGTTTCTCAATGCCGGTGCTAACATCGCCACCACCAAACGAACCGCCTATCTCGCGAAGGCTTGAGACGGTTAAGACTAAATCTTGTTTGGTTTCTTCTTTGGTTTTCTGCTTTGGCATAGCAGTTTCTGCAGTGAATCTTTTTAGAAAACTAGCAATCTGATCATTTTGAAAAGCACCACTAGCACGACGCTTTTTATCTTCATCGTTAAATTTATTTTCTTCGTCAATTCTTGCGCGTTGCTCTGCAGTAATTTTTGGGCCTTGTATGCTTGCTTCTAATGCTGCGTTAATTGTAGCACCCAACTCGTTAGCAGCTTTAAGATAATCTTCTCTGCTTGGGCCTACAGTTACAGTACCTTGCCCTGCCATAATTCGCTGAGTTTTGGCTTGAGTAAAAGCACGACCCTCAGGGGTGTTTTTAAATGCTTCTATAGCTTGGTCTTCTTGAGCTTTTACATCTTCTACATTTTTAGCGTTCTCGGCTTTAACTTTAGCCATAGCCAAAAGCACCGATAAATTCTTGTCTAATTGTACGCCTAAACTTTCTTGAGCTTTGACTTCTTCGTAAGTACCTGAAGCACCTTTATCAAATGCTTGTTGTTGGGCTTGTTTATATTCTTCCCACTTCTGAGTCGCATAGCCAATGCCTGCCTGCAGTAATGCCATCGGGCCAGCAACACCCAGCGCTAACTTAGCAATATCAGATCCAAAATTCTGAATCTTCTTTTGTACGGTTTCAACGACCTTAGATGCCTGGTCGCTTGCACTTATTGTAAATGATACATCGTCTGCCATAGTTATTTAGTGTCGGTTTTTTTAAGTTCTTCGTCCCTTAATTTTGCCAAATGGTCAATTAGTGCCTCATCGTCCGTCGTCAGTAAATCTAGTTTAGCCCCTGCGTGGATACTGAATGCCGTCGATAGCCACATTGCCGAAGCCTCAGGCATATTCAAAGCCTCCTCATAACTGATGCCGTTACGCGTAAGATTAGCGATGACACTTAATTCCCACGGCAGGCCTGTTGACGATCCGCTAGAGTTCTTACTGTTGTCGTAGAATTTAGGCCACGAATCGTTAGTCACTGAGTAATCTACGAACGCCTTAAATGCAGCTAGTCGAGTATCCTTAAACAAAGTTAATTTAATAGCCGACCAGTAATCGCTAAATTTTGCTCGGTCTAAACTTTCACCGGAACAAACCTTTAAAGCGATAATCAAGTCCTCAATCTTAATCTCTTTATCAGGCTCGAGGAATGGGCTACCAATCGCCTGCAACCAGAGACGATACTTTAAACAAAACGGCTTGAGATTTTTGCCGAGGATGCGAGTCCGCTTCGGGACAATACAAGATGCTAAAAAGCGTAGGTCAGCCATGAGCCAATCCTACGCCTTATTCACCAAAAGTGAAGAGTGTTATTTGCTTAGAATGCTTCGTAGTCTACGGCAGTAATCGATACGCGCATGAAACCATTGTTAGTTCCGCGTTCTTCGATTTGCGTAATGTGACCAGCGAAGACGATAGTGTTACCAGTGAAGGATAAGTTATCGCCAACCGCACCGCTATAAGCTGAAGGTACTAAACCTTCGACTGAAAGATTCTGGCGTTTGTCCATCATACGAACACCTACAACTTGACCAGCTGCGTCTTGGGCTTCGTCAGTTTTCGCGAAGGAAGTCGAAACAGTGTAGGACTGAACGGTCAAAGATGTTACAGTTCCTGCGACACCATAGATAAATGCAGTTCCTTTAGTTACGACAGTGTTAGGCATGGTAGTTTAATTATGCAGTAAAAGTCAAACTGCCGATAATACCAGGGTGACGTTATAATTTATCGAGGTCATAAACGCCCGATCACCTTGCCCCGTGTCGATTGAGGTCATCAGAGAGTCATAGGCCGTAGCGTCACCACCGTTAGTAAAGCCTGCCTTAACGCTAGTTACGTTGTCCATTACAGACATTACAATCTGACAGACGTTGCGATGGTTTGCTAAGGCTGATGCACCATCGATGGAAGTGAATACACCTACTTTAACCTGGGCTACATAGTTGCCTGATCCGCGTGGGATGTCGTTCGGGAAGTTAAGGCTCTCGCACGATACGATAATCGATGGCAGTTCAAGCGTCGATGAAGACTGCCCTTTGTAGATTGTCATGCCGGCTAACTCGGTGGCCTGCGATAAAGCGTAAGCACAAGCGTCTTCGGTGATGTTGAGTGGTGATTTAGTTCCCATAATTATGATTTTTTGTTTTTAAATTTTTCAATAGCTGCGCGCTGAAAGTGTTGCATACGACGTTTCATTTTGCCACTGCGAGCTGAGACAACTTTTAAATAAGTGTTCGCTTGATAGGCAACTCCGAATATGTTCCCGATGTTGTTCTTAATCACAATAGCCGAGCGACCACCTGTGCCAGATGTCATTTGTATATTAACTTGTCCAAAGCCATTGACGTGGCGTGTTATAAATTGTGGCAAATCTTTTAAGCCAAAGTTCTTTGGCATTCCGTTAATCGTGGCAGGGCCAATCTTTTTGATTGCGTCGTACCAGCCAGACTTCATCCAGCCGACTCGTTCCTGACGTTTCTTAATGTAGTCTTTTAGTTGTGCAGGATTTGCAAGTGCCGGTATTCCTTTGCCTCCGCCATTCTTACGAATACGACCTTTATACATTGCACGTTGAGTATCGTGAATCTTTTTAATTTGTGCAGTATTTCTGAGAATATCTAATTTCGTATTATGCGATAATAACTGCTTTGCTTTGTTATAAGCTCTGCCAAAGTTTTCATCGTCGTATATCTTTTGAATGATACCAGGCTTCTTTGGTCTTAGTCCCGATTTCCAATCTGCGAATTTGCGACTGTTACCGCTAGGGCCTACCGCAGCTGAGAGGGCTTTATTTTCGTAAGACACGACGGAGAGAATGTCTTTTTCTACTGCCATGTTTCCCCACTTTTCCGCAGTCTTTGTATCGCCTTTGCCACCACCAGCACCATCCATAGGCGGAGTGTAGACCATCGCCTCGCGCGCAGTAAGGGCAGACTCTTCTTTTAAAACATCCTCTACAATCTGACGCGTTTCTTTTTTGTAATCTGCAAACGACCTTTGCAATCCTTCTAAAAGGTTGCGATTTATTTGAACCTTTAAGTCTGAATTTTCAAAACCCATTATCGCTGGTTAGCGTCTCGGACGGTGAGTTGAATCCAAGCAGATCCAGTCTTATAAGAAGTTCCGGTGATGCGATAGACATTACTTTCCCAAGTTGCAGTCTTACCGATTGCGAAGTCTGTATTGCGTTTAGTGAGATTGCTAGTCGTGGCAGGGATTTTTATTAGGGTGCTAATCTGATCCATCAGGCCACCGCTTTCGAGCGACTGAGTGAGGACTGCGTCCGAGACCGAGCAAGTATAGGTCGTGCCGTTGATTACTACAGGCAAGCCAATCTCGTCTACAATGTCGAGGGCATCGGCTAACATCATCGCGTTAAGGTCTGCGTCCATATAAATTGCGTCCTATGTCAATCTAGGGATGGGGTCGTAAAGGGGTCTCAGATGCCTTGAGAGGCGTTTTGATGGCGGGGACGGGTAAAGTGTCAGCCAACAAAAAACCCCCACCGTTTCCAGTGAGGGTCTTTCTCGTTTTTTAACGACCTAAGATTAGGCGGTTAAGAGGCGAGTGAGTGAGGTAGCGCGACCTTTAGCTGCACCGAAGAGCAGGGTTGCTGTCACGTTGTAGTAACCGCTTTGCTCTTGACCCATGATGATTTGAATTCCGAGACCAGTGTCATTGTCAACTGCTACAGCGGTTTCAAAGCCAGGGATTTCGCTCATAGGAAGACCAGAGGCAACTGCGATAGCGTCGCTACCACAAGCAAAGCCTGCGAGATTTTCGCTATTGGTAGGAAGTGAAGACCACTGATAAACTGACATACCACCGATTTGACCGATTTGACCGGACTGAATTACTTGAGCACCGAAAGCGTAAGCAGCTGCGATTTGTGAATCAGTTAAGAGGTTGTTAGCGTAGGTCGCGTTAACGATCAGAGCGCGATTGTCGCTGGCCTTAGCTGCATCGAGTACGCCTTTAGCTGTTACGACTTCAGAGTAGGAGAGACCGGCACCAGTTACTGCGTTAGACGAGTAGTTAGCGTTGGTGATTAAAGCTGCAACTTCAGCTAAGCAGGCTTCCGAGATAGCATTTGCGGCCGTTGGCGTGAACGATTGGACTAAATAATTAGCCCCATAGCTCTTGATGTCCAAAGGTGAAAAACGGCTGGAAACTTTGAAATGTTTTAAGGTTACGCTGACCAATGCGAGGGTCGCGTCATCTTGTGAAAGGTATCCAGAAGCACCAAATTCGGTGGCCGTGGATGTACCAATTAATGGTACGGAGACAGTCTTACCAGCAGATCCTTCGAGTGTGGTTAAAACACTGGAGAAAGATTTGAGGGCAGGGAGTTTGCCTTTGATTGAACCAATCACGGACTCGGCAAGTGCGAGTGCTGCTGGTGCGGATGCGATGGAATTTGCCATAATATTATATAGTTAGTTTTGAGTTAGAGAAAATTAGATTGAACGAATGATTTCGTTCTTGTGCTTAGCGAAGTAA